ATTGGTTTAACACCAACTGATGGATCTCATACATTTACTGGAGTCAATCTAGTAACATTATCCGGGAGTGGTAGAGGTGCTCAAGCAACTGTTGCTGTCACCAATGGCCAAGTTACTTCCGCAACCATCACTGGATCTGGTGGTAATGGATATCAAACTGGTGATGTTGTCGGAATTAATACTATTGGTGCCGGATCTGTTGGTAGAAATGTAAGACTTACTGTTTCTGGAATTGGTAAAACTAGTGAACTGATTCTAGATAATGTTCAGGGAGATTTCACTATCAGTGGTCCACAGTTAAATTACTTTAATAGTGTGGGTATTGCTCAAACTTTGAATAACAACTTACCTGCGGCACCAGGTGGAAATGTTCAAATTTCAACAATTAACGAAATTACTGATGGACTTCATATCAAGGTTAACCATCAAAATCATGGAATGTACTTTACCGATAATAGAGTAATTGTTTCTGGAGTTCTTCCAGATGTTAAACCAACCAAATTGACTAGTGCATATTCTTCAAATTCCACATCAGGACTTTCTGTTGAAAGTGCAACAGCATTCTCTAACTTTGAAAATGTCAGTGTTGGATCTACAAATAGAGGATATCTCTTAATTGGAGAGGAAGTCATTGAATATAGTAGTGTAGATGGAAATACTATTGGTGGTAGTATTTCCAGAGGAAGTAATCCAATTACTTATTCCACTGGAACTCCGGTCTACAAATATGAACTTGGTGGAGTTTGCCTCCATAGGATTAATAAAACTCATACTTTAAGCGACGTTTCTATAGGAAGTTCGATTACCTTCGACTCCTATAACGTCAAACTTGATATGTCTGAGAAATTTAACGTTAATAATGATGATAGAAGTGATGATGTACTTGGATTCCCTAAACTTTATATGGGAATTACTGGATCTACTGGAGGACAAAATGTTAAGGCAACCCAAAACATGCCATTTGAAATTATCACTCCAATCATTCAAAATGTTACTACAAGAGGAACTTCTATTAGCGCGGAAGTTAGAACAGTAACTGGTCAAAGTTTAAGCGGCAACGAGATTGCTTATCTTGATGCTGGGTTTGAACCAATTGTTCCAAATACGCCAAATTATCTTAGCAGTACAAGATTAATTTGTTCTAAGGTTAATGAAGATGCTAAGTTGACAAACATTGAAGGTGCTAAATCTATGCAAATGAGAGTTAATATGGTAACTACAGATTCCTATATTTCTCCAGTAATTGATGGTCAAAGAGTGAGTACTATTCTCTCTTCCAATAGAATTGATAGTCAAATTACTGATATTGCAAATGATGCTAGAGTTAAAGGAATTTTGACAGATCCAACTGCTTGTCAGTATATTTCCAAAGAAATTAAACTGGAAAATGCAGCAACTTCTTTAAAAGTTATCTTTGATGCTCACGTCAATGATTTCTGTGATGCTAGAGTATTGTATGCTATTAGTAATAAAGACGGATTTGATCCAATCTTTATTCCTTTCCCAGGATATAAGAACCTTGATTCTAAAGGTCAAATTATTGATATTGCCAATAATAACGGCGAATCGGATTCATTCGTATCTAAGACCCCCACGTATGGTTTTGATAGTGGTTCTATTGAATTTAAAGAACACACATTTAGTATTGACGAACTACCCTCATTTAAAGTTTACAGAGTTAAAATTCTGTTGACGGGTACAAATCAAACATATGTACCAAGAGCCAGAAACCTAAGAGTTATTGCCCTAGCATAATGCATAAAGTAAAAGATTATGTGGATCTCGTAAGGGATCCACATACAGGTGCCATATTGAATCTAAACTCTTTAGATCATGAAAAATACGTTCAAAGACGTAAAGTAAAAAATAAAGAACATCAAAAAGTACAGACTATTGAAGAAGAAGTTGCTAATCTTAAAGAGGACATTACAGAAATTAAATCACTACTAAAGGAGTTGATCAATGGATCCAAATGATATAAGTTTAGATAATTTAACTAAGAGTTTTGAATATACAAAAATATCTGGTCAAATAGATAGTTGTGATGATAGGGAAGAACTTAGAAATATTGCTAAGTGTTTCTGCAAACTTTACTATAAACAACAGGAAACTATGCATGCAATAGGTATACCAAATGGCATCTAAGAACGTAACTTTTGATCCTGATTCTGGAGTTCCGTATGGGGCAAATCTAAGCATTTATGGTGGAACAGATTTTTCAACCATTTTTAATGTAAAGACAACCTCAAACACTGATTTTAATTTAACAGGATATTCTGGTGCAAGTGCAATAGCAAAAAGTGTTGCTGTTGGTGCTACTCTTGGATCTACAGTTTCATTCTCAGTTGGAATAACTAGTGCATTTGGTGGAGTTATGAAACTTTCATTAACAGATACTCAAACCAGCAATTTAACTGAAGGTAGGTATGTTTATGACGTTTTGGTAACTGTTGGGTCATCAACTTATCCTTTGGTTCGGGGAAATGCAAATGTCTATAATACTATTTCTTCTTAAACCTAAATACAATTAAGGAATTAGTGCGTATATGGCTCAACCAGCAAGTAGGTCGGACCTAATAAACTACTGTAAAAGACAACTGGGGGCACCAGTTTTAGAAATCAACGTTGCTGATGAGCAAATTGATGATCTAATAGACGATGCTTTGCAATATTTTCATGAAAGACATTTTGACGGTGTTGTTCAAACATATTTAAAGTATAAAATTACACAAGGAGATGTTGATAGAGGACAAGGAAGAGGAGGGAGTAATCCTGTAGGACTAGTCACTACAACTGCATCTTCAACTATAGATGGTGCATCCGTAACTTTTTCTTTTGAGGAAAATAGTAATTATGTACAAGTTCCTCCACAAGTTATTGGAATAAACAAAATATTTAGATATGACGGGTCACAAACAGTGACTAATAATATGTTCAGTATAAAATATCAAATGTTTTTGAATGACATGTATAATTTTAGTTCAACTGAAATATTATCATATGCAATGACAAAAAGATATCTTGAAGATATAGACTTTGTATTAAATACAGAGAAGCAGATAAGATTTAATCAAAGACAAGATAGACTTTACTTAGATGTTGATTGGGGAGAAGTATCTAAAGATGATTATCTTATTCTTGATTGCTATAGACTTTTAGATCCAAATGATTTTAGTAGAGTTTGGAATGATTCATTTCTTAAGAGATATGTAACTCAACTTATCAAAAGGCAGTGGGGACAAAACCTCCTGAAGTTCCAAGGAGTAAAACTTCCAGGTGGTATAGAATTAAATGGTAGACAAATATACGATGATGCTCAAAAGGAGCTAGATGCAATTAGAGAAGTTATGTCCAACACCTATGAACTTCCACCATTGGACATGATCGGTTAATCATATGCTTAATCCATATTTCCAACAAGGGGCCAGATCTGAGCAAAATTTAATTCAAGATCTTATCAATGAACAGTTGAGGATGTATGGTGTAGAAGTACATTATCTTCCAAGAAAATATTTAACTGAAAACACCATTATTAGAGAAGTAATACAATCAAAATTTGATGACGCATATCCAATAGAAGCGTACATAGACAACTTTGAAGGGTATAATGACAATACCACAATACTATCAAAATTTGGTATCCAACAAGAGCAGGAATTAAATTTAGTTATTTCAAAGGAGAGATTTGAGAACTATATTTCTCCTTTAATGAAGAATGAGGAAAATGTAAAATTATCCACGAGACCAAAAGAAGGAGACTTAATTTATTTTCCTCTAGGGGATCGTTTATTTGAAATTAAATTTGTTGAACACGAAAAGCCATTTTATCAACTACAAAAAAATTATGTTTATGAGCTGAGATGTGAACTCTTCAGATATGGCGATGAAGTCATTGACACTGGTATAGAAGATATTGATGATATTTTAACTGGTGGAGAATCTGACGGATTAAATGAGGATGGAATATCCACAATTATTGGATCTACCCAAAGACTTACTTTGGTTGGAGCGGCCGCTACTGCAACTGGAATTGCTGGTATTTTAAATGGTGCTATTAGATTTATTAGATTGATCAATAGAGGTGGTGGATATCTTTCCCCACCAAGAGTAGCAATATCGTCTGCCCCTGCAGGTGGGACTACTGGTATCGCAACTGCTGTTATGATTGGGGGAATTAATGTCTGCAATCAAAGTGCTAATCCAGGAGCAAGATCAGTCCAACAGGTTCAAATTTTAAATTCTGGCAGCGGATATACAAACCCACCAGGTGTTAGATTTATTTCAAGTAGTGGTGCTGGTGCTGGTGCAACGGTTGGTATTGCGACAACGGGTGGTGT